GTCCCTAAGGACCCAACGGCTCTGCCTTTACCTCTGCAAGTACAACAGGATCTATGGAGATGGCATCTAGGACGCGCTCAATCGTATTACCTTCGACCGGCGGTACTTTCAAAAGTACTCCGCTTGTTTCGGGCACATCCGTAAACCAGGTGAAACCCTGGGACACGGCTACGCGGGATTCCTGCGTAGACGATAGTGGGAAGAAAAATCAGCCTTTCACCGTGAATCATTTTTATGGTGTTAGGTCGACAATCACTCACACTGCTATCGCTTCAGGCTCACTCAAGGAGTTGGTTAACTATATTCCAACTTACTTCGAGAGCTATGGCGGTAGTGTAGCGCACCAGACTGTGCCGGGCGTGCTTCCAAACTCTACCCTCGCTAACATGTTAGTTCGGGCGATAAATCCGAGTAACCCCGTGGTGGACCTTCCGGTCTTCTTTGCGGAATTTCGGGACTTGCCTTCGCTGATTAGACGAAGTGGTAATAGCTTAATTAAGCAGCTATCAGGTGCAAATCTGAAAGTTGAGTTTGCTTTGAAGCCTCTTATAGGGGATCTGAAGAAGTTATATGACTTCCAGGATCACTTCGACAAGAGGATGAAAGTCCTTTATGGACTTAAATCAGGCCCCATGTTAAGAAAAGCCTCCCTTTGGAACGGGTCAGTGCGAACCGCCGAGTCGAGTTTGTATACAACAAACTCATTCCCGACTCAATGCAATATACAGCATCAAAAGGTTAGCACATTAACAACCCGCAAAGATTGGGGGTACGGAAACGTTGTCCCATCAGTCGATTATAACCGGCTGTTGAAATCGGACGCGGATCTCCGCTGGGCAACTCGACGCATCGTACTCGGTTTAACCGTGGATGCGGCTACGATCTGGGAATTAACCCCTTGGTCGTGGCTTATCGATTGGTTCTCTGACGTCGGAACGATTTTACAATCGCAACGATCCATTGTTCCATGTTCCTATGTAGACCTAAGGTTGTGTACAACAACTCGCACTGAAGTGCAGTATAAAAACACTGCCTCCAATAACATTGGTTTGCCCGAAGGGGTTCACCAACCGTTGTCGGTACTGGTCACGAAGGAACGTCGCCTTGCTTTCCCTGGTATACTTCCAAGCCTTAACTTGCCGCTCTTAACGGGGCGTCAGGTCGGAATCCTTTCCTCACTATCTGTGCTTCGCCATAGATAAGGCGGAGCAACAATGCTCAATCATGGGCACCATCCAGAATAGAAGGAAGATACAGCATGTTCGCCGACCCTATTACCATTACGGTCAACGCCGTTGCCAAAGCTCTCGTGCGCATCAACCAAGATACGTACGGTTCCGAATACTTTCTTCGGGAAGCCACTCAAGAGTGGCGACTGAAGATCCGGAATACAAGCTACAACAATAGCGCTGGACAGTTGGTGGATCGACACAACTTCGAATTCACAAACACGGTCTATGCGACGGGCACCGCCCTAGCTATTCCGAGAAAGATCTATGCCGTTGCCGAGAACTTGCGTTCCGACACGACCACGGATCCTCTCAACGCCTTCGTCGGCTTCGTCGGTTTTCTGACGAGTGCCAATATAACAAAGGCGCTGAACTACGAATCGTAAGTCGTCGTTTCGCCGGCTTTCATAGGGTCTACTGGAAACTAACCCAGAGAGGCTCGTTTGAAAAGCCAGTTAACGAATATGCTGCAGGTATGGTCGGCGCTCCTTACGGATGCGTCGGCCGCATGTGGTTTTCCTGTTGCAAGGTTTGCGCTCGATAGAGCGCGGGCTGAGCGAGGAGTTACGACAAGAGGTTTAGGGTTTCTGACCCTTGACCTTCCGTCTCTAGATGCCATGGTAACCGATCTACTGGAAACCGGAAGCATCGCTTGTAGGGGCCCACTTGGGACCCGTAAAAGCAAGAAGGACGTCCGCCCGAGATTTCTCTGGGATTTGTGGACGCTTGTTTGTGATTCGACAGGCATGCTTTTAAGCAGTCCGTCACCTGACGCAATTACTTATTTGCGGCAGATCTCGTGTCTTTTCAAAAAGTACGAGGTGGCGTGCTCACCTAGCCGCATAAACACCGCGGTGAAGGAGTATTACGCCATTGACCATCAAATCCAAAAGCCCACTTTATCGTGGACTGATGACGAGGTTGACATCGGTGCTACTTGCACTTTTGCTGACCGTTTTGATGAAGATCCTTGTGAACTATTTGCCGGAATTAACGCCGACAGACAGAGCGAGAATCTTGTATTTGCTCAGCGACTCGATAGAGTTGCTGCTATCCTCGTCTCGGAACTAGGTTCCTTTGACTCTATGTCGGAGGACTCCCGGGATAATGGGTGGTTCAAGCATGGACCTGGTGCTGTTTCTAACCTCAAGGGGGGCTCGTACAAATACGAGTTCCCGTGTTGGTCGGATAAGCTCGAGCGGGTTTTCCCGTTCGATTGGTGTGCTTCGGAAGTCCTAGGTGGCGCCCCGGCCTCGCGGTCGGAGCACCCTAGTGCTCTATTGGCTGTCCCAAAGACGGCTAAAGCACCGAGGTTAATAGCCTCGGAACCTGTAGAACATCAGTGGTGCCAGCAGAAAGTCGCTTCATGGCTTGAGTGCGCATTCTCGCGTACTTTGGCTGGGAAGTTTATCGACATACGCAATCAGGCGTTATCTCAACGCTTGGTGGTACTAGCTTCCAAAGACCGGTCGTTATCCACGATCGATCTGTCCTCTGCGTCGGACCGCGTAGCGTGTTGGCACATCGAAAGGTTGCTTGATAAAAACAAGCCTCTCTTAGAAGCCGTGCACGCTGTACGTACCCGATATATCGAGGATCGTGTGAGCAAACGTGACGCTTTTGTGTTGCGTAAGTTTGCGTCGATGGGCAGTGCTCTTACTTTCCCAATGCAGTGCTTGTTCTTCTTGGCCGTAGCTCTCGCGAGCTGCGGTTGCGAAAATAGGCGCGACATCTCAAGGATGGTAGGAAAGGTCAGAGTGTTCGGTGACGATATTATCGTCCCGAGCAGTTCACATGCGAGTGTGGTGAGAGATCTTGAGGTTCTCGGTTTGAAGGTCAACGCACAAAAAAGCTTTGTGCGTGGACATTTTCGGGAATCTTGTGGTCAGGACAGCTGGGGTGGTTTTGATGTCACTCCGGTTAAACCTAAATCACTAGACTCATACTCCCCTACGAAAGTCACTGCGATGGTAGACACAGCCAACAACCTTTACCTAAAAGGTCACTGGTATGCCGCCGAAGCAGTGATGGGTTTATTACCCGCGCGTTTCAAGACTAACATCTTCTGTAACAAAGAAGTAGACGAGGATGGACGCGTTCTAGTAAGGGATCCAGGGCTCATCTCAGTAGTTGGTGCTAAGTATGGCCGCGTAAAACGCGACCAGCACCTCCACATCGACTATGTCCTTCAACCAACCTCCCAAAAGAGGATGGAGAGGATCGCCCCGGACAGCAGCGTGACACTACGTGAATTTTTCACCCGACCGTATTCGGCAGATATGCCGCGTCAGCTCGGTGTCACGCGATCGGCCGCCGCGAAGTTCGCGACGGTCAGGGTCCAAGTAGAAC